TCGAAAGATTTCTCCTGCTGTATCTGGATTACCATTAGCTGTACCATCTAATTTTAAGAAGATACCGCCAGATGATATTGTTCCATCTACAATATCGGCTTGAGCTACATCAGTAAAAGTAGAGTTATCATCAGAATGCTCTAATGAAACCTCAAAGTGTACTGAGCTTGAAAGTGTATCACCCTCTGCCCCTACATCAACAATTACTGTTGCACCTTCATAACCTTGTAAATCAACTCCTGTACCATTCTCAGCTGCACTCTTTACAGCATTTTTGATAGATACGGCAGTTGCTATGTTATTTGATAAGTCTTTCATAAAAACCCCCTTTAAGCTGAAATTACTTGAATAACAAGGGCTTCTGGCAATACAACCTGACCACCAACTCTTCTTCTTGCAAGATATCTTACATTTCCTGTAGAAGCTTGAGTAAATGGATCACGGAGTACTGAAAGATTTACACGATCAACAATCATGTAACCCCTACTAAAATCACCAAATATAACTGGCTTTGCTGAAGAACCAACATCTGCCAAATCTGGTGCTTCAACGTATGGATATCCTAAAACAGAGTTAGGAACACCTGCAGTTAACATCATTCCTGCTTGGAAAACATATTGTCCTGCTGAATCCTTCAGCTTTCTAATCGCACCAAGAGTTGTTCTGTTAAACATAAATGAAGCATTTTGCCCATAATCAGATTTAATGGAGTGTACTAGTGTAATTAAACCATCACCTGTTAAGAGAGTACCACTTCCAGAATTTACAGTTGCAACGTTTGCATTTGTAATAACACCTTGTGGTTTTCCTATTGCATCACCAACAACAAATGAATTACCCTCTTGCTTTGCAAATTGAGTAGCAAATTCCTGTTGCATTTCTGCTTCAAGATTGAACGCTGAATCTTCCAACATTTGATTAGAAATATCAACCTGAGCATAAATCTCGTGTGTTGGAATTTCTTCTAATGCTGTTGTATATCCAGTTGTTTCAGACCTTGTTCCTGCTTCAGCTACCCATTGTGCGGTAAATGTTGCAGTTCTTGATGGAATCTGAATTGACTTTTGATTTGTCGTTCTGACTCTGGCTGCACTTCTGAAAGGTGTGATTTCAGTAATCGTCTTGATTAATTCATTCACATACTCAGGTGGTGCAAGATAGCCTGCTCCTGTATCATCAGAAACAGTTAATGCTTTCTTTTCCATTTCATCCATACCATCAGTACCCTTTTTGATAAATTTTTCAAAGGATGCCATTTTGGTATCAATTTCGTCAGCACCAAGATTTGTTTCTGGTCGCTTTAACATGGCTTCAAAAGAATCAATTTTTTCAGAAATATTCTTTTGCTCTAATTCAGCTTTAGTTAATTTCTGATTAATTTCTTCCAATCTATCCATATCTGCTTCAAGATTTTTAATTTTGTCATCCACTAAAGGGTCAACAGTGCCTTTCTTCTCTAGTGAATCCAGTCTTGAATCATAGGTTGCTTTGAATTCCTCAAAGGCTTTACCCATGCCCTCAACTGCAGTTTTGACTTCTTCTGTCATAACTAGCTCCTATTTAGTTAATATTTGAGTTGTAGCATTGATAATGCTTAATAAATCAGCATCCTTATCAACCTCTCGTTGACTAAGAGCTTTATGGACAGCAGATGCCGCCACTTTCGCTTCTGAATGAGAAAGATCACCTACCTCTCGTAGTTTATGCTCCCATTCTCTCACAGTAAAGTCACTTTTCACGGCTTGTATTCTTGCCCTAGGGTTCATTGGAAAAGTAACCGCTGAGATTTCCATTAAATCGACTTCTTTTAAAACTCTGTATTTTCTCTTATCATCATAATGATGTCCTTTTGAATCAACTCTATAACCTACAGAAAGACCATCTATTGCACCCATTTTCATAAGTTCATAAACTTCTTTACCTTTTTGAGTTCCCATTGCCAATCTGCCTTTTACATATAGACCGCTCATATCCTCTTTAACTGTATCAAAAACACCAATTGGCTCTTTTGTATCATGTTGATAAAGCATTTTTATTTTCTTAGGACCTTTTCTTCTCAAGGACCTCATAAATGCACCTTTTTCAATTACATCATTACCAAGGTCTTTATTGCCAAATATTGAGGCATAACCCTCAAACATTCCTTTGTCTTTTTCTTTATCATCATCATCGTGATATGCTTTGAGCTCACATTCAACGTCAAAGTATTCAGTCTTAATTTCTTCATCAAACATTTTTTTATCCTTATCATCAAATGAACTTGCACATACTGCAAATCTCTGACTGTTGTCAGAATACTCTTGTTGCATAATATCAGATGATAAGCAACGACCCATAAAATCTTCTCGACTCTCGCCTGTATTTGGTTTTGGTATAGGCATATATCGACAATAATACCTTATATTGTATTCTGCAAGTTTTTAAACACAAAACCTCTAAAAATCAGCTTAAAATATTTTGTATATATAAAAAAAGTGCGTTTTATTAGAAAAGATACACAAAAAAGTGTTTACAAACACTAATTTGTGGTGTATGATGTTATTATGATTATTTCAACAACAGGGAGTTCCCTATGACTACATATAAACATTATTCAATTCATGGAATTGGAATCAGAACTGTTGTAACTGATTCCACACCTGAACCCAGAAAATTGTGGAGAGAGGAACGAGAGATTGACTCTTGGTCTTCTGTATCCAACCCTGCACAGTGTGAAGAAGAGTGGCATGCTCTTTGGAAAAAATGGTGTGCTTTCAGAAAACACACTGGAACAGCAAATGGGAATGTATCACCCATATTACCTTATGAGATCCATGAGATCTGTAGGGGGAGATTCCGTCCACTCACTGTTGAGGATCTGCGTAATCCTAACAATACAAACATCTGTGACAACTTTGCAGATGAAATCAATTCATTCTTAAAGAAGTGGGTGCGATAAGCACCCACCCTTATATACAAATATGGAGAAAATAATGGATAAAAAAATTATTGATAAAGATGAACTGAAAGAGCTTCAAGACCAAGGCTTATCACCTGATTATATCAAAGAGCATTTTCAACTGAAGCGTTCTTATGCCTTTACACATGAGCAAGTCAAACAGTATGCCATTCTAGCATTATATCCTCTTGCTAAGTTGGACACCAATCAAAGAAAAAGAATACTGAAACAAGCTCTTAAAATGAATGAGGCAAAATAATGAGAAATGTTGTCAAAAGAAAAGTGTATTTTAAAAATCGTATGAAAAGATTGTTTGTTCTTACAGACGAATGGTCAGATAAAGGTTTCTGGATTGCCAAAGATAAAGGTCAATGGCTTTTGGTTCGATACTCTTTCTTTAATGAGATAGGTGTATCCTCAAATCTTGAAGGAATCGACAGACAGTTGGATAGATTAAAAGCAGAGGGAGTATAAAATGGATAAGTTAAAAGGTGGAGAACTTATACTCAAAGGCTATCAAAACATTGATACAAACTGGTTTGACTATCGCATGGAACTTATTGAAAGTTATTATAAAGAAAACAACATGAAGATAGACAAACAAGAGATTTATGAAGCATCTTGTAAATCTGCTGAAATCGAAAGACAAGCTTTGGTATATTGTAATCAATTATTCACTATTTTATGTTATCGAGGTGAGGGTGCTGATGATTTAGTACACTTACCAATGCTGAAAGGCAAATGTGCTTATCTTTCTATTCGTAGAAATGATAGAAAGAGTAACATTTATTGGCATGAAAAAATGAAGATGGTGCAAATAATATTAGGTCATGATTGGTTTGGTGTTGAGCTATATCCACCTTATAAGTTTATGGTGGACACAGCCAATCAGTATCATATTATTTGTATACCACCAGAATTTACTGATGATTTTCCATTTGGTTGGAAACATCGTGAAATAAATACAGAAAATTCCAAAGGTGGCAATGGTAGAGCAGGGCAAACATTTAGAGGTACAAAATGACAATATCAAAATCACAAATGTATGGACTTGTTATTAATGGAACTTATGTTGCCAAAGGTTCAAAAGAAAACATGAAAAGAATGCAAAAAGAAAAAGGTGGTACAGTTTACAATGCTCCAAGTAAAAAAGTAGGAGACAGTGAAGGAAAGGGTAAGTAAGGTGTTATTATGTATGAAGGAAGTGTAGGAATAATTGGAAATGGCTTTGTTGGTAATGCCATTTATACAAATTTAAAAAATAAAACAGATTGTAAAGTTTATGATATAGATGCTTCAAAAAGTATCGATAGTTTGGATGATGTATTAGGTCAAGATTTTATTTTTGTTTGTCTTCCATCTCCAATGAAACCCCCTTTTTTTTCTCTTCCCTCTCTCTCT